TGGAAGGATAAGATAAATTACTTTCAGTCATTACAATACATTTAGAAAATACTTACATATATTTTTCTATTTTTTTTAATGCGTCCAAACACGCCAATTGTTCCGCTTTTTTTTTGATTTTATGAACTCCTGTTCCAAAATGTACATTAGTATTTGGTTTGATATGTTCAAGATTTTTAATGAGTTCAAACTTTGTGGAAGAAGTATCTTTTGAATTCAAATATAAATATACGCCCATTGTATATCTTAATTCTTCGTCTTGTTGGATTATTTTATATTCAGGCGTACATTTGAATTCTTTTTGTATTTTTACTTGAAAAATATTCTTATAATTATCGTCGTTTTCCAAAATTTCAGTCCAATCTACTAACTTATTAAATACGTTTTCTATAAACAATTGACAATATTGAATCCCATTGCCCATTAAAAATAATTCATCTTGTGTTTCATTGGTGTCTAAAAATAAAGCACCTAAAAAAGATTCAAATAAACACCCCAATTTCTTATAATTACAACGATTCTTTTTTTCTTCACTTTGTTTGGATAACAATAAATATTTATGTAATCCTAATTTATATGCCAATTTACCAATATGGTCATTTTTTACTAAATTAATTTTTTTTTCGGTCATAAATCCTTCGTCCGCATCTGGAAACCTCTTATATAAATAATATTTAGTGATCAATTCTAATATACCGTCACCAATAAATTCAAGCCGTTCGTTTGAACTTTGTTTTAATTCTAAACAATTAAACGGGCACGAACTATACATAATATTAGGTTGTTTTATATAAGAACTATTCACAAATGCTCTTTCCCAAATCTCCATATGTTTTACTTTATGGTATATGTGATAATTGCGTAAAATCTGTTCTATGTCTGTTTTTTTAATTTTAATGTTTTTTTCATTATAGGGATTTGAATTTTCATCCATTGTATAATTATATATCAATTATTTAAATAAAATATTATATATATATATATGCCTTACATTGCCAGAATACAATCAAGAGTGAACCACACCGACGCTTGTTCGACAGGAAATAAAGAAGCTGGGTTAGTCAACGGATGGGAATTCGCAAGTATCCCAAATAATATTTTAAAAAGTAAAACGCCTACCGGCTTATCGTTTTCTCTAACCGGTCAGTCTAATCTTCAATGTTGTTCGGCAAATCAAGCGGGAGGTTGCCGACCATATGTAAACCCGCGCGGACGAAATAACACCGCGATGTAATTTAAAGATATACTTTATTTATGTATATGAGTTCCATAGTAATTGATTGTCGTGAAACAGATATTATTCAAGAAATGAAATTATTATTGGGAGACAAATATGATGGATGTATAAAGACAGAAGCTTTACATTTAGGAGATATATTGATTACAGACAAAATAATTATTGAACGCAAAAAATGGTCAGATTTAGCTTGTAGCATAACAGATGGACGATATAAAGAACAAAGTCAACGATTATTACAAGCTAAATCAGAAGGATATAAAATATATTATTTTTTAGAAGGGAATTTAGATTTATATAAATCATATGGTATATCAAAAGAAGCTCTCAGGAGTTGTGTTTATAGTTTAACGTACGAAAAAGAATTCTTTGTAATTATGACTAAATCTACCAAAGAAAGCGTTGAATATATTGTAAAATTTTATGAAAGAACAAATAAAGAAAAAAAAGAACCCAATTCATGTAGTATTTTAACTAAAAAGAAAAACAACCAAATCAACAAAGAAAATATTAGTGAATATATGTTATGTCAAATTCCTGGTATAAGCACCACTATTTCAAGAGTTCTTTTAGAAAAATGGAAAACAATACATAATATTTTCTCGGAATTAGAAGAAAACCCAAATTTGTTTGAAACATTTACTTATGTGAAAGATAACAAAACAAAAACATTGAATAAAAATACAATTGTATCATTGAATCACTTTCTGCGTAAATAATCCACTGGTGCTATATTTTCACTATTTGGATATGTAATTATTTTATCACTACCTACTCCAGGGGTTTGATTATACGGGTCTATTCCAGGCAAAAAGGCTTGGTTAAATGGTTTATTGTCTCTTGACGCGTCTAATCCTTTACTAGAGTTGTTTAGGTTTGGCATACTATGATTTAAGGCTCCAACTGGTATGTCTGTGGCAAAACTCGGTTTTATTTCATACATTTCTTGTCCTTGGGTATCAAATACGCGTTCTAAATGTAAAATAGGACAATCTAAGTTATTCTTCTTTTGCCATCGTACATATTCTTTGTAATCTTCTAAATCATTTAATATAATAGGGTTCACGCCCGGGATTTTAGCCATTTTTGGATTATATACCATAATATGTTCGCCGTTTTTTATCATAGTGGTAGGACATTGTCCGCTTACAAATGGTTCGTGTTTCATAGTGTCATTGGTAATAAATAAAATGCCCATTATAAAAAATAAAAGAACGAATATTATTATTTTTCTTTTCATAATATTATATAGCTATATAATATAATGAACGTCATTCAATTAAATAAACACAACGCAAGTCGATTTAATAATGAAACACGTGGAAATTGTATTATTTTATTTTTCCATCCTTTATGTCATCATTGTCAAAATATGAAACCGCATTGGGAAAAGGTAAAAAATAATAATTCTAATAAATCTATAAAAATAGTAGAAGTAGATAATGATGCTTTATCTCAATTAAATCACCCATTAAAAGACGTAGTACACGGGTATCCTTCTATTGTGAGTTCCAATAATGGTACTACAACTATAATGAATGAAGAAATGACTGAACCCAACATAAATAGTTTTATAAACAAGAATTATGCCAATAATTCATCTATTTCTATGAAAAGTGTTTCTTTAAATTCTAACAATGGCAATAAATCCAAGAGCAAAAATTCCAATGGCAATAAATCCAAGAGCAAAAAATCCAAGAGCAACAAAACGAAGAGCAAAAATTCCAAGAGCAACAAACGAACAGCTAAAAAACGAACAGCGAAAAAACGAACAGCGAAATAAATTAAAAAGGGTCATCTATTTCTTCAAAAATAATTCTAAGAATTTCATTTACCACTGGGTTTGTTAATGTGGACGACAAATATTTTAAAAATAACATTCGGTTTTGTCTTTTTTCTGTTTTATCGTCTGCTTTATTTCTTAAAATTTCTTCTAATTCTCCATGTAATACTTCTATACAATAATACTTGTTATGTTCTACATAATAAACGAATTTATGTTTATAAAATTCATTTTGTATACTACCTATAGATAAATCGATACATTCGCCATATTTTGATTTAAATTTTTTCTTTGTATCATCATCAAAACAACTCCCAAGATGACCGGTTAAAGGGGCGTAACCTTGTTTTATTCTATTTAAATAAATAGGTAATTCTTCTATATACGTACTGGTTTGCCTCAAACCGATTGGTATATTCATTTTTTTAGGGAATATCAATGTCATTTTGGATTGATTTTTCATACTACTTTTGGTCCATTCGCTATTATATTGAATTTCTTCTTCAGTATTTGGTCTATTCAAAAATGGAAATAATTTTATATAATATGGTGAATTCATTATTTTACGAAGTGTTAATGCGGATATTAAATTAATATTCTTAATGTCTTGTTTTGTGTTATCTACATATTTTTCTTGTTTAGTAATAAATAAACAATCAATGTCACTCATATTTAATAAAATATCATTTAAGCATACCTTGAATTCTTCTGATGAAAATAATATAGTTAACCCTTCATGTAAAGTAGGATAAACAGTAAAAATATTTTTCTTTATATTATTCAACATATCATGAGTCTTGGTGTGTTGTTCGTTTAAAAACAATAATACACCAGCTAACACAAAGAAAATATTACCTCCACTTAACACATAGCGGTCGGTTGGAGTATTATCTTTCCATATTTGTCTCATTTCTCTATTTACACTAAATAAAGTTAATTTCAATAATCCTAATAAATTTTCTAAATATAAATAATCTTCAGGTTCCTTGTTTGAAAAATATTTTACCGCGTAACAAATATTTCCTTTTGTAGCAAGGGCTGTTATCAGTTTATAACGATATGAGCTAATTAAAATATCTAGATATTTATGATAAGGGCGATTTGATTGTTTTGCGATTTGTTTTATTCTTATTGCTTGTTGTACGTTACTTTGTTTCACCATTTGAAAAAATGGCATACTGTCAGTAAGTGTTTTTTCTGTATTATCTAGTGTATTTGTTCTTTCTAATACATTAATACTTTCAAAGTGGTCTATTAGTTCTTGATAAAATGATTCAATATTACATATTTTACTATCTAGAACATCGATATTTTCTTGTATGTTATGAATAGAGCTTGGGAGTGCTTCAACGAGCGTACCCGTTGTTGACAACTGAGAATTATTACTATTGCTGAATTCTTCATTTGAACTAAAATATTCATCCACCATATCTGAGTAAAAGACCTCATTTTGATATTTTTTAAAAAGGTCGTGGCCTATTGTACTGGGATTTATATTAGTGAAGTTTCCAGAATTTACTTTTCTAGTTCTACTACTAGTTCTAGTTCCAGAATTTACTTTTCTAGTTCCAGAATTTACTTTTCTAGTTCTACTACTAGTTCTAGTTCCAGTTACGGATTTTCCTTTTGTCATATATATTATATTCGGATATTATATAATGTCGGTCATTTATGATATAATATCCGAATATATTATTGAGAATAAAGTTGTTTTTTTTCTATATTTATGTTTAACATTAATATTAAATTTTATAACCACCATTGTTATACCAAAGACAATATCTTTATTTATGGAATCATCGTTAAACAAAAAAGATGTATTTGGGGAAAATATACAAAAAACTTTGTTGAGTTTCAGTAAAATGGGCATATTGTATGTATTAGGTGGTATATTTACAATTACAACAATTATTATATGTTTAAAAGACTATATTGAAAAGATAGATGTAGTTAGTAAAACAACCAATTATTTTAAAAAAACTATTCTGAAAAAAATATTCGAAAAATATAGCAAACATTTCAAAGAAATTCCAGAATCGGACATTTTATGGATAGTTGAAAATTCATTCAGCTCAGTAAAAATATTTATTCTTTACATTTTTGGTAGATGTATACCTTTTTTTCTTTCATTAATTATTATAAGTATTTATTTGTATACTATAAGCATACCTATTTTTCTTATATTTTTAATTCAAATGATAATCGTAATATCTTTATTATTTTTAAATCATAGTTCTTATTTAAGTAATACAATAAAAGTAGAAAGAACCGTTGTTCAAAATAGTAATTTTATAAATGACAAAGTCAAAAACTTAATGAATATTATTTTTGATAATTTAATACAAAAAGAAATCGATGAAATAGACGAAAAAGAAGATATTTTAATGAAAAGACTAATTAAAACATTTGTAACTCAAACATTCATCGTTTTTTTAATAAATATAATTAGCTATATTTCATTGTTTATAATATTTTATAAGTTGATGTTTAAAGAACGTAATATAATATATAGCGTCATCATCATATTATTGTTATACAAAAACATTCAAGATGAATTTATCTATGAAACACTTGGCGAATATTATAATATATCTAAATTTGTTAAAATGAATGAAATTGTAGAGTCGATTGATGAAAAAATTGTTTGTAAACCAATCAAGCCATTTTATAGCATAAAATTAAACAATGTCAGTTATAAATATGATGAAAAATCAAATTATATCTTAAAAAATGTAAATATACATTTTGAACCTAAAAAAATTAATGTGATTACGGGTAAATCTGGGTCAGGTAAAACAACCATTATGAAATTAATTGTAAAATTGTATAAACCTACAAAAGGCTCTATACAATACGATGAATTGAATTCAGTCGATATATGCGAAACCGATGTGCGTGAAAATATATATTATGTAAATCAACGGACCATTTTGTTTGAAGAAAGCGTTTTGTATAATTTACAATATGGCAACGATACTACAAAAGAAGATGTCATAAAATTATTGGAAACATATGATTTGTTGGATTATTATAGTCCATTGGAATTTGGAATAGAAAGCAATAGTGGTGTAAATGGTTCACATTTATCATTGGGTATGCAAAAAATCATTATGGTGGTTCGTGGTATTTTAAAACCAAACAAAGGCGTACTTATTTTAGATGAACCTTTGTCCAGTTTGGACAAAGAAACACGACAAAAAATTGTAAAGATGATTGTCCACGAGACAAAAAATAAAACAGTTATCGCGATAAGTCATGACCCAGAAATCTTACCTTATGCTGACAATGTAATTCATTTACAAAGAAAATAAAAAGAATAATTACCACTTTGTTTTATTCACACTTATTTTTGGTCCTTTTTTAGACTTATAATCTCCTGGGTTGTATTGGTCTTCTTCGTCGTCTGACCCTAAGTTTTTAGACATTTCCCAAAATTCTTTTGAGCCTAGTTTAAAGTCGCGATGATGCTCCGCCATATACCAAAATATTTGGTCTTGTAATTGATTGGATTTTACATTATTGTCTATGACTAAACATTCGTAATTTTCAGTACATTGATCCATCACTTGACAAAACGATTCGAATGTCGGGAACATACCAGCATAATTTTCATAAATTCTTTTACGATTGGCAATATACGGTTCGCGCAATATAAATACATAATCAATATTGGTACGAAGCGTGGGAGGAATGCCAAGCGGATATTGCATTGTAATAATAAGCATCACTTTCCAATGCCGTCCATTCATAAATAATAAACGCATCATCTTATCGCGCGTCCAACCGTTGTCGTATAAACAATCGTCTAAAATGACAAACGTGCGGGCGTCTATAGAACTCTTTTTATATATTTCGATTTGTTTGTTTATTTGTTTCATTACAGCTTTTTGTCGTTTCAATATATTTTCAATAATGCCAGTATTATATTCGTCGTGTATGAATAATTTAGGAACATGAGCGGAATAAAATCCATTACCCGCCTCTGTTCCAGAGATCACAGTTCCAATTGGTATGTCTACGTGATGAAATAATAAATCCCGCACCAAGAAACTTTTACCTGTATCTCTACGACCAATCAATACTATAACAGGACCTTTATTTTCATCTTTTAAAAAGGTAATACGCTTCATGTCAAACTTTTTTAAGTTAAGTGTCATATAGTTATAATAATATATGTTTATTTTAATTAAGACGCGATTAGTTTAAAACAACCTACGAATTTATATATTCATATAAATGAATAAAACGTCTTTTAATCCTATATTTGATTTATACCATATAGACTATACATCCAAATTATTTGAATACAAAGAACAAATGGATTACAATCATTATAGTTTGACCATAGAAGGTAAAGAAACACAATGTTTTATGAAAACCATCCCGCTTGTAGATTATATAAAATTATTAATTGGCAAATATAAAAAATACGATATTTGTGTTTTACCTTCTAAAGAAAGAAACATAAATAACATTTACGAAGAATATATACATTCTATACACAATTATGCTTATGTAGATAACTTTTTTTACATATTATCCAATAAGTTAAATATAAATAATTATAAACACGGCATAGAAGTATATGATAGTTTCATAACGATGAAAGAAAATTGCGAAATCAATATTGCCGATGATTTTGAATATTTATGTGACTCCAATTATTTTAATGAACATTTAAATAAGCTGTTTCATTTTAAAGACAACCAAATTCATTCTTTATTTTCAAATTTAAAAAAACCCCCCATCGAATTGGGTGATATTTTATGTGAGATTGAATGCGATACATTAGAAGACGAACAAGAACCAAATGAAGAAATAGACCATACTATAGAAGATGATTCTATGAATTTAATACATAAATCATTAGGTAACGTCGAACAAGCGAGTGATGACGATGATTCAAGTGATGAATCGTCTAAAGATAGCGAAGACGACGATGAAAATGTTTCAAGTGATGAATCGTCTAAAGATAGCGAAGACGACGATGAAAATGTTTCAAGGGATGAATCGTCTAAAGATAGCGAAGACGACGATGATTCATTCGATGACACCACGACCGATACATCAAGTGAA